GTATCGTTAAAGAAGTGTCGGTCGTTTATTGATTCCCAAAGGTTCGCGTTGTTGAAGGCGTGTATGCAGGTCGCGTGGTTAAGTCCTAACATTTCGCCTATTTCAATATAGGAAAACCCATACTGGCGCATTAACTTAATTAGATAACCCCGTTGGTTAACGTACTTCCGTTTTCGGCTACGTTTACGTAAGTCGTTATCTTCGATTAGTGTGGTAAATTTATTTTTTAACTGCATTGTATTAAATTTGGTTATAGTATTCGTCTAATTCGTCTCCCATTAATTCGTTCATCCATTCGTTCAAAATCATTTCTTGAGCTATTTCACCGTGAATTTGAAATTTAGGTTTCGCTTGTTTTTTCTTTTCAGTATTGCGAACTAACATTTTTAAGGTATTTCTTAAATGATTAATATCCATTTCGTCAATATCTATTTTATTTCCGTTTCGCATTGTCCAATATGTTTTCATAGCGTTGTAATTTTAATTATTAAAGGTTTCCAAATATCCAAAACTAATATCGCGTGGTTAGTGTCGTAGGCTTGAACTATCGTTGTTCGTTGTTTGCGTTTGGATTTCGGGGTTTCCTGATACCAGTGGGTTATAGCGTATTCTTTCATTTTTTATTTTTATAATGTTACAATAATGGTTAAAGTCGAAGTGTCCGTTTTTATGTATAGCGCCACCGCCACTTGTCCACCAACGAACTTGGTCGATTAAATCAATAGTCCCGTCTTGAGTTTTTTCCGTTGTCATAAGCGTTTTGTAATTTAGTGTTATAATCTGCTTGTATAATTTCTTCGTGTAAATCGGAGTTTAACAAGTCGTCATAAATTTCACTGGCAATTAGTTGTAAGTCGTACTCGGTTAGTAAATGTTCTAATTCGATTTCCAAGTCCGAACGGTAAGCCACCGCCGTGCAAATTGTTACTATTAAGTCGTTGTCTTCGTCTACGGATAATTCGAAGGTACATTCGCCTTCAAAGGTATCTGCGTAAAAGTACGCTAACGGGTAGTGTGTTTCTATTCTCATAATACAATAAAATAAGCGATTAATAAAAGTGATATAAAAAGCGTTCCAAATAGTATTATAAAATCGCGTATCGCGATAAGCAATAATTTTGCTTCGTTGTCTAACTGGTTATAAAAATCCTTAAATAATTTCATTTTGTAAATTTAATCGGGTTAATAATTCTTCAATCGTAATTAATTCCTTAAATGCTCTTTTTGTGTCATTATCTAAATGTCCGAATGCGTCCCTGCATTCTACATAATTTTCGTTTAACTCTTTGTAATAAGCTAAAATCGTGTCTAAAATTTCTTGTTTTTCCATAGCGTTTTGTTTTTGTTCGTTAATAATTATACGCAAATATAAATAGTAAGTTTCAATCTACCAAACATTTTAACAAATTTTTTTCACTTTTTAACATTTAGGTAGATAAAAAAGGGGGTTTTATCCCCCTTGTAATAAGTTCGAGTAGTAAGCCTTAACCCCGTCGATAAATTGGTAATGCTCAATCGTATTGTAATCTTCTTGTATGTCAACCCATACACTTTGTTGTGATTGCCAGCCTTCCGAGTTTACCCCTTTAACGTTGTGTTTCTTGCTTAACTTTGTTGCTAATTTAATAGCTGCATTTTTCGTTTTTGTTTCGTGGTATTGAATGACATCGCGTCCACCTTCAATACTCACTACTTCAACTTTGTAAGTAATCATAGCGTTTTGTTTTTAATAAATGAAAGAACTAATTATACACAAATATAAACATTAATTAATTGCCTACCAAATTATTTAACATTTTTTAACATTTTTTAACAAATTAAGCGTATAAACTTACGGAAAGCCTAATAAAATAAGCCTATAAACGAAAAAAGGGGTATTGCTACCCCCTAATTAAAAACGCTATACGCAAACTTACAGCGGAAATTTGAAACTATCGATATTCTTTACGATTAATTTATCAACTTCTTTGCATTCGATTTTAAGAATCCGTCCGCCTAATGGCTTTGGTGGTGCGCCACGTTCAACGTGCCAACCGTATGCGCCTTCGCCGTATTCTTCTTTGTACGTTCCTGTTAACATTAAATGGAGTTGCTTTTGTTTAATTGAGTAACCCATTTTCGCGTTATGCTTAATTGTTTCCCTAACATCGTTACGCGAACTATTTTCGTGAATGTGTCCCATAGTGAAAACGTCAAAGTCTTCGTACATCTCAAGCGCTCGCGTAAGGTTTAACGCGCCTTTGGTAACTACTCCACCACCACCCGAACCGTGGTAGTATTTAACTTTGGTTGTTATTTGAGCGTTCCCGTGGAAAATTTGTCGAATAATTACCCAACCACCATAACCGCCCGTTTGAACGCTTGAGCCACATTTATAGTTTAATAGGTCTACGAATCTTTGGAGTAAGTCCGTTTCTTGATATTTGATTACTCCCGTTTCGTGGTTTCCGTAGCCTATTACTTTTATAATATCCGCGTATGGCTTAAACCATTCCGAAGCGGTTTCGACTATCGAATCTAAATATCTTGCGTTGTTATGTTCTTGTCTAATGTCCGATTTGTTGCGTCGATTATCCCCGCGTCCCTGCATTAAACAAAAGAAATCCCCGTTTATAATTACGGGTATATTATTCTCCTTACAAAATTCTAAATTCTTTTTGAGTAGTTGCCTATCGCATTTTGGGTTATCCCAATGTAAGTCGCTAAGCATAGCTACGTGAACTTGCTTACCGTCAAGTTGCAGTTCGTGGACGTTTCGTCCGTGTTTAATTACATTCATAACGTTAAATTTGCCCGAAATATCGGAAGAATAATCGAACTCGCGAAATTAAAGTAGAATTCAAGATTAATTTAAGGACGAATCCAAGTACAAAAGCAACCAAAACCAACCACCAAGAAGTACGATATTTAACAACCTGAACGGCTTTCGCGGTCTTCCATTTTGTTTTACCTTCTATTCGCAAGGTCTTTATGCGTTCTTTATGTTCTATTCGTGTTTGCCACTTGGTTTTAGGCACGTAAACGTTCTTAAAATTTACTATGGTGTCCTTGGTAGTTATAAATTTTTCCCAAACTATCGTGTCGTTTTTTATTACAGGAAAAGAATCCAAAGTAGTTATCCGTATTGTATCGCTATCGTTAACCACCTTTAAGCCGTTTTTAAGCGCTTTTTTGTAGTGGTATTGTGCTTTGCGTTCACTTGAACACGAAAGTAGCGTTAAAACGCATATAAATGCAAATAAACGAATCATAGGCTTTGTAACATTTTAATCATTCTTGGACACGGGTAAATATCCGCTTTGTCTTTTCTTACGGAGTTATGCGTAAAAATTCCTTTTTCTCCGTCAAAGGCTGCTTTATCTAAACTCCAAATTTCTTTACGATATTCTTTAGGTATGTTATAAGTTTCGCAAAGGTATTCTACGAGTTGTCTTAAAGATTCTATTTGTGCGTCCGTGTATCTATACCAATGCTTGTAACCCTTATAAGGTTCTTCTAATGTGGTAACGTAAGACGGATTAACAACACCACCAACGTAGTTATAAAATTTTCCGTCTTTTTCTTTAAGCATTCCCCAATTACACACCTCAATACCTACGCTTAATTTATTTAGGTTCTTATATTTCGAACCCATACGCGCAAAATCTTCGGAATCAATACCCAAGTGCCAACCCCAATGCTTCGAACTAAAACATTGTACTATCGTTCCGTTTTCTCCTATTACGAAGGCGGTGGCTATTTGAGATTCGTTACTATTCCAAAAACGTGCAACTCCTTCCGCGTTTCCATTCCCTGCGGTATGGTGTAAATATATTTGTGTCTTGTCGCTTACTTCTTCGAAGAATTGACCTTTCGATAAACGCTTTTGTACTATCTTTTGAATGTCTAGTTTATTTGAACTCATCCCATTCTTGTTTTTTAGCCGTTATAAACTCCTTAAATGACTTTAGAACGTCTTTTTTCGTTACGTCGTAATAACTTTCATTTATGCTTTTTAACTCCGTGAAAACGCAGTAAAACGTAAAAGCCTTGGTTAAGACTAAATCAACACTAACAAACAATCCTATTAAATCTTCAAGAACGTATTTCTCAAGGAAGAAAACGCAAACAATCGCACCCGCATAAAGTAAGGTTTTAGAAATAGTCCGAGCAAACCCACGTGAACGCAAAGGCAACTTTAATTTTTTACTTCGCCATATTCCCGCGCATAAGTCTAACCATATAAAAAGAATTGTTATAGTAACCATTCCTTTAACTGGCGCAAGAATAGATAATAGCGAAATTAAAAGTAAAAGTAGTTTAGTTTTCATTGTGGTAAAAGTTCAATAGTTCAAACACTAAATAAGCGCCGTAACTAACTGCAAATAGTTTGTAAAAAATATAGGGTGCTTCAAATAGTGTAAAGACTACTCCCGTAAAAGATAGTAGGTAATAAAGCAAAGATAGTCCGCGTAAGTGGTTAAGCATACAAAGCGTTTAAGAAGTCGTTTATATTCTCGTACGTGTTTTCGTTAATTGACATCGAAGTATCGCAAAAAATTATTCCTTTGTCCGTTGGAACGTGTGCTTGAGTATCGTCTAAAACTTCCGATTCGCCTTCGAAAATATATTCGAGTTCGTTCATTACGAACCCGCCTTTAATGGTTGTTAGATTAATCATAAATTTGAACTATTAAACGTTTCCACCCTAAATTGTCGGGTGTCGTTGTTGTATTTTGAACTGCGAAAATTAAGTAGTGATTAACTGCGGGGTTAAACGAAGTTAAAGTAATACCGCTTGAAGTGTAATCGTTTGCCGCTGAAGTCCCTGCAAGAAATCCATTTAAGTTTGTTCCGTCGAAAAAAATGTTTCTTTCGAATCTTTGGAAGTAAACGCTTGTTGCCATACCCGCTCCCGCACCCAATAGGGTTGCACCCGTTAAGCTATTTGTAGTGTTGATATAAAAGCGAGGGGTTGAGTTTGTTGTTCCCGCGGTTTTATTTAAGAATCCTTTAATATAAATAGTGTTATTTGTGGATATAGCACCCGCAGGAATCAAAACGGACGCACTAATTTGGTTGGTCGTTCCCGTTAAATTTAATCCGTTAAAACTTGCCAACGTTCTTGGGTTTAACGTTGGAACGGGAATAGCGTTAATTATTTCTTCGCCAGTTATGGACTTAGATTCGTAGCCGTCTGCGGTCGTTACCGAAACTTCGAGCAAGTCCGTTGCTTCAAGGTTAGAACCCTTTGGGGTTAGTTCACTTATTTTTATCATTTTCTAATTTGATTAGAAGTTTTTTTAGTTTAATTACGTTTGCCTTCTTTGGCGTGTATGGTTTTTTTATATTACCCATCCCATATAGTTTGAATCCGAGTTCGGGTAAATGTCCGAGTTACTATTTGTATAGTATTCAGGAAACGTGTTACCACTAAAAGCCATATATTGTATAAAACGCTCGGTGTAGTTTTGTGCTAAATAACGTTGCTTTTCTACCAAAAAGTCCACTTCGTTTTTATCTACGTTTGAAGCGTTTTCGCTTGAATGCTTAAAGATTCCTTTGTTTGCGATTGTGTAGGCTTGAAAAGGTAAAAACTCAACCATTGCCCAATGGATTAACATAGGTTTTAAGTAGGTTTCAACTAAATCTAAATACGGATTCGCTAACGTGTTGTTTACTATATCCGTTTTTATTTTGTCAAGTAATTGCGTTCCCGTGTATTGTTGAATGTGAATATCTTGAGCAACTTTAATCCATTGTATAAAAGTGTCCGTGTCCATATTCCCGTTAGTAGCGGTAAATCGAACTAAATCGTCGCGAGTTATTAATAATGCTTCTGCCATTATCTAGGGTTTATAAATCCTCGGTTCGGCATATCTATTGGACGTGTCGAAACAAGTGCATTGTTTTTAATTTTGTAACCGAATTTTTCCGCTTTTCTTACGGCTATTTGTTTTGCGTTTGGACTATTAACGTCTATTCCAAAACGGCTATCGAACTGAGCGTAAACTTGTTTGTTCCAACGGTGGTGGCAATTTGGACCGCCCTTATACAACCAAATATCGTACGTTAGTGCGCCTTCCTTACCGAAACCGATTGTACGTCCTTCCGCGTTTGTGTAGAATCCGTTAACTACTGATTTACTCATTCGTAAAATGTCTTCTTTGCGATAAATCTTTTTAGCGCTTTTCATTAACTTACAAAAGGGACGTATTTTACCACTTTTACCGCCGTCTTCGCCTTCGTAAACATAACGAGTAATAAACTTAACTCCGTCTATTACTTCGTCTTGCTCGGACTTTGCGTTAGGGAAAGCCATTCCCGTGTTTACTAATTCTACCAAACGTGAGAATAAACTTTTTTCGCCTTTAAGCATTTTGTTTTCTTCTTCGTCCGTGTCATAGTCCACTGGTGCTTCGTCTATTAATAACCAATCTTCTTGGGGTTGTTCTCCGAATTCTTGTAAAGCTAACGCGATTTGTTCTTCTACGCTTTGGGACTTAAGTTCGGTAGCGTCTGCGCCCGTTTCCTCGGTTACTTGTTCTTCGGTTGTTGCGTTTTCTAAGTCCGTAAATTCAAGTGGTTTTAATGTTCTAAAGAATAACTTTAACGCGATTCCGTTAAACGCTAAAATTCTATCAAACGCTTCTAAAATTTCATCTTGAAACGGCTTAATAATCATATTATTAAATAGGATAAACGAGTTTTGTAATTCGTCTGCGTTACTTGAGAATCCGTTAGTTGAAGCAATACCAAAAAGTAAAGGCGAAGTAACGTTATGACCTAACATTATCTTACGTAAGCATTCGTCCGATAAATACGTGTAATGGTCGGGTGCGTCATTTAATGGAATATCCTCGACCGTGGTTTTAGATTCCACGTTGGAATTAAACGCAACGATAACTTTTTGACCTTTAGAACCAGTTAACTTGCTTAATACCTTTTGGCTTATTAAATCTTGTTGTTCTTCCGAAGGAACTCCGTTGTTAAAGTTAACTACTTTAGTTCCTGAAAAGCCGTTTTGAACTTCGTTTATTAAATAATCGCTTACTTCTTCTTCTAAAACTGCGTAAGGTAGTGCGCCTTGGTAGTCGGGGTAAGCGTAGTATTTCATCCCAACCCCATAAGGTTTAACGAACATTATTTCTATTTTTTCTTTTGAGAATCCGAACGCAGGAATCCGCTTAGGTGGAAACTTACGTACTTCCTTCCAATTATCCGAATAGTAATATCCCGTTACTTCGCCTTTGTCGTTACATTTTTCAGCGCGTAAAAGATTCACGGGTATATGGTAAGCCTTTAGAATTTTATCGTGCTTTTCGTTGTAGTGTACTTGAATAGCAAACTGCCCGAAAAGTTTTCTATCGAATACCATTCTACGAACGCAATCCTTACTAAATAAAGTCATCATTTGCGCGTACTCGTTCGGTTTACGTGAAGCGTCTAAAGCGCTTAGACCTTTGCCGTATATCAAACGAGTAACGTTGTTTATTATCGCGCCGTTTGTCGTTGAATTCGTGTACCTATCAATTAGGTAATCGAAATAATCGTTATTTTCTCCCCAACCTACCCACGCATCGCGTGAATTTTCTTGTAATACGGGTTGTTGGTATTCCGCTAATTGTAATACGTGGACGTTATTACTCATACATTATAAAATCGTTAATTGTTTGGTTGCTTATGTATTGCCCGTCGTTAACCGAGAATGTGTTTATCGGTTGGTTAGTGCAAAACATACGCTCTTTTAATAGTAGGTTTCCGCTTCCGTCTTTAATGACAACCCAGTAAAATTGGTTTTCTTCGGTGGGTAAAACTCCACTAAAGTTGTAAACGTAATCCCCTGCGGTAAACGTTCCTGCAACTATTTGAGTTGTATTTGTGTTTTCGCCAGTTAACTCCAACGTTACGGGAGTTCCGTATCTTGGAATAAAGTTAAAGGTTTGGCTTACGTTAGTTTCGTTAACTACTATCATATTATTATAACTCCTAATCCGTGTTTTTGTGCATAAAAAAAGGGGTGTTGCCACCCCCTTAACGTTATGAAACAAAGTTCTTAAGAATTAACTACCGTTGGGTTGTTCAATAAAGCAACTAATTGCGCTTCAGTTGCGCAATCCAAGAAGTTAGCAGGGGTTGCTTCTTGACCCGTGAAAGTCAAAGAATAACCGTTCATATCTCCTAACGCAGTTCCGTTTGAGATAGTACCCGCAGTTACGTCCATTCCTCGCAATAAACCTGCGATAAAGTATTGTCCCGCGTTTGTCTCTACAATAATGTTAGGACGTCCGTAAGATAATAATTTAACTTGTTTGTGAGTAATCGCGTCTTGCTTTTTAAGTTGAACGCTTAATACTTGTTCGAAGAACGTAGTTCCGTTTTCACGTGAACTTGTAATAGTTGTTTCGAACGAGTTTGTACCCTTTAATTCGAATTTGTAAATTGAACTTAAAGCAGGCAAAGAAATCGCGTTAATAACGTCTTCTAATCCTACCCCTGTATCGTAAGTAATATCGGTTTCATCGTAAAGTCCATAATTAAGTACGTAAAGGTTTTTTAATCCGCCTACTACGTCTTTACAAGGCTCTAATCTACCGTGTGAAATATCGCAACTCATTTTATTTTAGTTTTTTAATGTTAAAAAAAAGGGTGGCAGTTTTATCCACCACCCTTAAATATAGTGGTTAGTTATTATCCGTAAATTACGATATCTTCAATAACTCCGTATTGCGTACCCGCAGCCATTCGCATAACTACACGAACGTTGTCATCTCCTAAAGTAGCCGAAGTGTCAATTACTCTAACTTCTTGCGTGTCGCTCAATAAAGAACAACCAAAGTAAAGGTTTGAAGTAGTTGTAGCCATCATTGAAGAAGTTGGTAATCCGTTAGCCATAAACAAAGGAAGACCGTTGAAAGTAACCGCGCCGTTGTTGTACCACATAGTTCCTTGAGCGTTAACACCCGAGTTTGACGTAGCCAAAACTGAGAATCCACCTAATGCAGCAACATAAGCCTTAAGAACGTCTTGAGAAACGTAAATTTTAAGGTCTGGCTTTCCGTAAAGGGTTGCAGGAATTGCGTTGTAAACTGATTGTAATGCAGCGATAACGTTACCCGCGTTAATAGTACCACCCGCGATATTTTGTGCTGGTGGTAAGTTAAGGTCTGCTTGAGCGGTTGTAAATAACCCGTCAAATTGTCCTGATATGGAAGAAGAACCTTGCCAAATAGAAATCTCGTTAGCGGCTGCAACTTTTTCAGCGGCATAAGCGATTAAATAATCGGAAAAAGACTTAGGCAAAGTGTCGAAAGAAGAATAACCCATTTCGATAGATTGCCAAGTTGAGTGAAACTCGGACTTACAAAAAGTCATATTAACTTGTAAGTCTTTAACTTGTAATACACGCTCGGTTAAGTCAACCGTTCCAATCGGAGTAAAGTCGCAAGAAGCGTCTTTTAAGAAATCCGTTGTCTCAAGTCGTTGGATAACGGCTTTGTATTTTACGTTAGGCATAACGGTTACACCGCCACCCTCGATAGTTGGTGCGCTTAATAAAGCGGCTGAAACGTACTTACCTGCCCACTGACCTGCGTACGAAGTAGTAATAGTTGGATTTGGCATTTTTTTTTAATTTAATTATTTATACATTTTGTTTAATACGGAATCCATTATTCCGCGTGGTGCTTTTTTACCGATTTTAACGAATTCGGTTTTAGATTCGTTTTCAGGGTTAAAAGAAATTGGCTCGGGTGTTTCAAAAAGTTCGGTCTTTTCTTCTACGACTTCGGCAACTTTTGAAAGTTTAGCTAACTCAACTTTTAACGCTTCGTTTTCTTCTTTTAGTTTTTCCATTTCGCTAAAGAATGTTTCTTTAACTATGGATTCGATTGTTTTTTTAGGATTAGATACGGGTGCGCTCATTTCTTCCTCGGGCATTGCTTCGGTAGTTTCCTCTTTTACTTCTTCTTCAACTTCCTCTACTTCTTCTTCCTTTTCTTTAACTTCGGAAATAATACCTTCTTCAACGATAACAAGAATACGTCCGTCTTCTAATTCGTATTCTCCAACGGGAACGGCTATCTTTTGTTCGTCTTCAGTTACGACAAAAACTTCTTTTCCTGCCTCGAATGTATCCGCTTCGATTTTGGTAACTCCGTCGCCCATAAGCATTTGTTCTAACTTAATTTCGTTAGATAACAACGCTTTTATTTTTTCTAGTAGTGTGCTATTTTTCATTTGTGTTTATTTTAATTTATCTATATCCAATTTTAAGGCTTTGAACATATCGTTAGCCATTTTTCTTTTATTGTTAAATATCTTAACGGTATTATCGTCTCCGATTTCTTTGGCTATTGGTAAATACTTATCGCATAAATCAATAATCAATTTGTATTTATTTTGTGCGTTAATAAAGTTTTGTTTAGCTTCGTTTTTTAATGCAATAGCCTTATCCATAAAAGCGTTTGGTTCTAATTCCGCTTTTCTAATTTCTTCCAAAGCATTTAATTGAACTTCGTGTTTTCCTAACTCAACTTTTTTAGCTTGGATTTCGTCCGCCTTGTTGATTTTGTCTAAAATTGTTTTCATATTATTATAATTAAAGGTTAAAAGTTTTGTTGCATTTTGTTATGGCTTCGGATACCAAAGCGGTGGCGGGGGAACGGGATTCGGTGGAGTTACGTCGCTTCCTATTCCTTGGTTTTGTAGTTCGCCCGTGCAACACTTTGAGTTATAGGTGTTGTTCTTGCATAAGCAACCACGCTTACCACCTCGCGGACTATTTCTTATTTCTTGTCTTCGTGCCTTCATTTTATGCCTAATAAGTTTTTAAGTTCGTTTACTATTTCCGTGGCTTCGTGTTCTTCCGAACTCATTTCAAATTTATCCGCAAAGTAACCCTCGATAGAAAATCCTTTTACTTTGCCTTCTTTAACATCGTTCCAAACTTCGTCGTTGTTTACTTTCATCGAAATCATCCACGTACCTTTTGGTAGTTTGAATCCGTATAAATTTGATTTGTCCTTTTTTTCGTCTTCTATTATCCAACTTTCAACAACGCTTAAACCCTTTAACTTTTTTTCGTGTTCGTAAGTTGCGTTATTTTGGTTCGAGCGCATTAAAAATAATTCACTGGCTTTGCGAATTGTATCTTCGGAAAAGTAAATATAGTATTCTTCGTTCTTTGCGTTGCGTCGGTAAATTTGTTTATTTGGAACTAAAGCCGCACCCATTAAAATACGTTTCTCGGTGTCAACTTCTTTAAGTTCGATTTCGTGTTTATTTAAGGCTACAAAGTTTTCTTCGATTGCAGGGGAATGCACTACGCTTACTGCCTCAATTCCACTCATTTCGTCGTTTTCGTCTATAATTAATTCGATAATTCTCATAACTTAATAATTTATTTTTGGTTAAAGTGTTGCGTTTTGTATTCGGTTACGGTCTAAACTTTGCGCCGTTGTTACTTGTCCACTAACTACGTACGCTTGGGTAGGTTGTTGTTGAAGTTGCGAAAGTTGGTTTAGTCCGTTATTACCTACGACATTAAACGAAGGCGCTTGAGTTCCGCCCGACATACCACCGCCACCACCTTCGGAAGCGCCACCACCACCCGCAGTTGAACCACCACCCTCGAACTTTTGCGACGCGATTTTAGCAACCCCCGCTAATCCACTGGCAACGGCTATGGCTGCGGCTACACCACCACGAACGGGAGAAGAAGGGTCGGGAACGGGTGTAAACTGCGATAAATAAGCCGAACGAGCGCTTAAAAATGTGTCAATTAATGCCGAAGCAATACTAGCAGCCTTCTTAACTTGGAACGCTTTTTTGGCTTGTTTTTCTCCCTTCTTACCAAATAATTCCGTAAGGTCGGAAATTAAAGTTAGTCCTTGTTTTGCTAAATCCGCGTCTCGTTTAATGGCTTCTTCTTTACGTGCTTTTTCTTGGTCTGCGTATTTCTTGTTTATATCCTCAAGTTCGCGCCCTTTGGCTTCAGCTATGGTTTTTTCTGCGTCTGCGTTACCCTGCGCCATTCGTTGCATTTCTGCGTACTTTTCTTCGAGTAAGTAAAGTTCTTTTGCTTGGTCGCTTAAACTGGCTTGGTAGTTTAATTCTTGTAAATTTTCAACTTGGTTTAAGAAATCTTCTTGTCTTTTCTTTTCTTCGTCTTTAATCTTCTTTTGGAAATCTTGAGTGCGCTTTAATACTTCGGCTTGGTGTTTTTCGTCTATTGCTAACAAGTCCTTATTCAAAAGGTCTTTAGCGTTAACAAGTATTTGTCGTTCCTGTTCGGTTAGTTTAGATTCCGCGTTTACCCTTAGCGCTTCGAGTTGTTTGTTATATTCTTCGCGACTTATTTTGCCTGATTCGTATTGTTTGTTTAATGCTTCTTGTTCGTCTGCTATCCGTTCTTTTAGGAAGTTGTCTCGGTAATCGTTATAAGCGTCTTGGCGAAGTGCTTTTTCTTTAGCTATTCCGTCTTCCATTAACGCGAGTTTTTGGTTTTCGGCTTCTTCTTCTAATTTGCTTTGGTCTTCGTATTGTTTCTTAAGGTTGTCTATGTAAGCCTTTCGACTTTGTTCCGCGTTTTGCTTTGCCTTATCCCCCGCTTGTTTGGCTTTGTCCGCCATTTCCTTTTGGTGTTCGGCTTCCATTATCTTAATAGCGTGGTTCGTGTCTACGTTGTCTTTATAAGTTTCGTCCATTATTGCACGAACTCCGTCCGCTCGTTTTTTCAACGCTTTGTATCGGTCGGAATCTTGGTCTTCGGTTGCTAAAAGTAAATCCATTTCGGCTTTGATTGCCTTCATTTTAGATTTTTGAACTTCTAAATAAACGCGCCCACTTGCTAAATGCGCTTTAGCCTTGGATAGTTCCATTTCGTAGGTGGCTTTTCCTGAAGCCTTTGCTAATTCTATTTCGCGTTGTGCCTTAAGGTCGTTTTGAGTTTGTTCTTTTTTAATTGCTTTCGCTCGTTTATCCGCTCCTTTTATAACCGCTTCAGTATGGTCGTGCGCGTTCTTCTTTGCTTTCGCCGTTTGAACATCGTCAACGACACCGAAATACTCAAGCGCCTTAACTACTCCGTAAATAACACCGACTATTGGAAACATTACGGATATTAAAATTTTTGCGCCCGTGCCTAATTTCTCAAACTTTTCACGCGCCCACATTACCGCTGCGGCCACCTTGTCAAAATTGGCAATAAGCAAACCAACTGCCACAACGATAGCGCCAATTCCCGTAGCAATTAAAGCAATCCTAAATAATTTCATCGCGTTACTCGCTACTCCCGTGGAAACGGCTACTCCCGTTTGAGCCGTGGCTAACCCTGTTGAAGCAATCGCCTGCGCTCCCGTTGTTGCTACGTTTACTTTATCAACCGCCGCGCCTGCTGCCGTTACGGCATTCTTTTTGAATAATCCTAGAACAACGTCTTTAACTACCGTTCCAAGTTGCTTAAATGAATCCTTTGCTTCGAGTACACCCTGAATCCCTTGCGAAAAAGCCATAGCGCTTTGAACGCGTAACATTGCTTCTTGTACCGCTTCGCCTTCAACACCGATTAAACCTAAACCACCCTCAACCGCTTGGAATCCGTCAAGAACTCCACCGAACGACTTACTTAACGCGTTAAATTTTCCGTCGGGGTTAAATGAGTTTACCATATCGTTTGTAAATCCGATTTGGTCTTTAAGTTCTGCGGCTGCCTTTGCTGCCCGTATTGCTTCGTCCGACGTTTCTCCGTAGGCTGCGGAAACTCGTTGAAGTTCTACAACCGCTTCTTTATATTGCGCCTTTAGACTTTTTACGTTGTCTTTTACTTCAAGTTCTATCGTTCGTTTTTCCGCCATTTTTTTCTAGTTTCTTTATTAATAACTCCCGAAGCATTTGTTTGTACGCGGGTTTAATTTTGTCGTGTAGTTTGTATTTACCTTTTGCGATTTCGATATATTCGTGTTCACCTACGAATTCCGCTACCTGCAAAAGTTGTACTATTTGGTTTATCATATTCTTAAAATTACGATTTGACTTGTTTGTGTTGTTCCGTCTTGGTAAATGTATTCGCAGTCAACCGATATAACATCGTTTCTTCCTTCGGTTTCTAATTGTATTCCGCCTTCGGTTATTCTTAGTTGTGCGTCTTCCGTTGCTCGGTCTATATCGCCGATAATTGGCGGTAAACTTATTCTTAATGTTTGTGAAGCCGTTATCGAAGTAGGAGTTATAATTACTCCAGTATTTGGCGAAGTAAAGTTAATTAAGGTTGCGAAATTTGGTAGCGTAATTGGCACGGTTACATCGTCTTGCGCTTCGCCAGTTTGAATAACACGAAGTGGAAATAACGGCATAAAATCGTTAAGTAATTGGAACGTACTTTCTCCCGTTACTAAATTCGTTTTCATTTCGTTAATTAGGTAACGCTTGTCTCGAATAATTAACCTATCGTTTAACCTTAAATTAGTTAGAATCCCAACGGGTAAATTCGTCTTAACGGTTGTTAGTCGGTTCTTAGGGTTAAATAAGTTAGTTAAGTAAGGAAAATAATACGTCGCGAAAATTGATTGCTGAATCGGAGTTAACCAATAAGAAGAAGTTTCGGGCGCGAAGTTAGTGGAGTAGTTTATTCCGTTGTCCGTTAAATCTTGTCCGAACATCATATAATGATTTGTTTGAAATAAACTAATTCCGTCCGTAAAGTGTATATGGCTTGTTATATTAACCCTTCCGTATTTATACAATAAACACGGCTTTGGTATGTAAGGCGCGTAGGCTTGGTCTAACGCATATCCTACTTGTAAACCCGTTGGAGTTCCTGAATGTGTAAATTGATTAAACAAAAGGTTTTCAAAAGGAACTTTAATCGTAAACTCCCCGCCGTCGTATGGATATTGATATTCCGTGTTTCCGTATTCCTTTAACCCCTGCTCAAAGTAGGCTTTATTCATTAGCGAGTTAGATTGCTCAAACGCGAATCCTATTTTCTTGTAAAGTTTTACTCGGTCTATTCCTATTTCGGTTTTATCCGTGAACTCGGTAATATCTATAATTGCGCCCGTCGCGTACCAGTCTTCTAAAGGGATAATCGTATATTCGTTTACCCCACTACCATAACACGTTAAGTTAAATTGCTTTAAGATTCCTGATATAAAATCTTGAACTTTCATTTGTGGCGCAAGTTGTGCTAAGTCCGTTTTTGCCAATAAGTTTAACGTTCCGCAGTTGTAACGTACTAAATCAGTTTGCGGAATCGGTGGCGCAATTATGTATAAAAATTCGTACTCGATTTGGCTATTGATAGTTAGCGCAAAACTGGCTCGTAATTCAAAGCGCCAAACATCTTGTAATCCGAGTGGGTTTGTGGTCGTAGCTAAAACGTAGTTAGCAACTCCAACCCCTTGAGTAGTTGAAAACAAAGCGCCGTTTAAGTACGTATCGATAAAATAAGGAATTGTCGAACTACTTACGGAAGTTACTTTGTAAGTAATTTTGTGGTTTATTCCCGTAGGTACTTGAATGTAAGAAGTTGTTATAGTGTTGTTTGTAACGTCTACCGCCGTTGTTAAATCAAAATACGCGATAGGTTGTTGGTAAGACAAAGTAGTTATGTCTAGGTCATTTGATTGCCCTACGAACTCGAAGTCGTTTTTATTCTTGTACCATAGATATGCTTGAGTAAACTTCGGGTCGGTTAAAAATGCGCCGTTAAAAGTTATTCCATAGTGCAAACCGATAATATCAAAAATTGATTTTACTCGTAATGCAGGAAATAACTCGCGGTAATTTATCGCGCCTGCGTTCGTATGAATATCGTTTGAAGTTGAACCTAAAAACGGAACTAACCAATTAGGTACATTTGCCACGGGTACGGTGGATAGGTATTCCCATATTCGATTAGAAGTAATTAGCGGGTAACATACGTCATAATCAACCGTTGTAGTTCTTATTCGATTAAACACTTCCGTAAACGTGTAATCGTGGTTTACTGTTGAATAGTCAAGATTGCTTAATAGGTCTTCGCCTACCAAGTCTTTAAGCGTGGTAACATCGCCGTAAAAAGTAATCGTGTAGGAGTTGGGTTGTCCGTTTTTTAGTTGCGACTTTTCCATTTGGATTTTACCCCTGCGGAAAAATGTCATATCTATTTCAATATAGCCGTCTAAGCGTTCTTGGTAGTTAATTGAACTATTAACCGCGTTTTCGTAAAAGTATTCCCATACCGCGTTATTACGTGCGCTCGTAGGTATTGTAAACGACTGCGAAAAGTCCGTAAACGTCTTGGAAATATCCTGAATGTTTTGAATCGTGGAATTTACTTCGATTGTTTCGTCCGAGAATAAATCTAACTCCCTACCCTCAACAAAAATCCTTACTTGCCTTTTCATTAGATTACGTTATTAATTAAGTCGGTTGAACTTTCGAATTCCAAAGGGTAATTTATTTGCTTCGTGTTTATGTTCTTTTGTTTTTCAAGTTCCTTCGTTTTCATTTTAACTGGAACTCCGTTTAATAAAATTCGTTCGCTTAAAAGTAGTTGTTGAAGGTTATTCGAAAACGTTTCGTCAACCCAACCCGTGTTAACTCGGTAAGATATTATCCCGTTCGTGTTGAAGGTTTGTCGTTGGTTTAAGTCGGGGTCGTAACTCGCGAACGGACTCGAAAATTCTTGCATTAAGTTAAACTCGGTTGCCGTTGTGGCTAAACTTTCGTAGGAAGCCTTAAACATAAATTCACGCTGCCACGCGCCAAATTTATTTATAAAATCTATTACCACTGGCTCGTATAAACATTCTTCGATAGGATAAAAAGTGGATTCCCAAAGAATAGCCGAACCTAATTTAATTCGTAAGATATTACCCGTTAAATAATACGCAGGACGAACCCTATAAAGATTATAAACATTATCCGAAGCAATCGTATAAGAATGCGTTAAACCCGTTTGAAGTTGCTCATATTCTACGGTGTAACCCGTAGGCAAATAAGCCGTAAAAGTTCCCGCGCGTTCAAGTGGATTAACCGAAGGGTTGTTATTTGCGTCCGCCCAATAAAAATAATTTTGTTCGTTAAGGTGGTAAAATTCCAACTGCATTGGATTCATACCTTCCGAATAATATCCGTATCCGTCAAACGCTTGGTAAGTTAACGTATCTAAAAGAACGTAAGACGTTACCAAAAGTTTATAACGTTTGATTTGAACCATTGTATATTGTTCCGTGCCTAATAAAGCGTTATCCGAAGCGTAGTTGTTTACAAAATTATTATGGTTAATTGCTTCCAATAAATACGGAGAAACGTTGTAAAGCGTTTGCGTATTGTTACTCGCAGGGATTAATTTTTGCAGTGTGTAAGTTGGCGAAGTTGGCGGGGTTGTCCCGTTCGGGTAAATGTAAAGTTCGACTTTACTTCCTGATTGCCCTACTTCGTTAACCTCAATTATAAACGGGGAACGTGCGTAAATGTTAGTAGCCATAATTCTTAAAATTTTCTTTCATTATTGTATCGAAGGTTTCTTGCGCTTCTAATCCGTAAGCGTCTATTAATTCGTTTGGTAAATTCTTAAATGCGTACTTAAAAGGCTTGGTAAAAAACATCGAAGGTTTAATTCCTTTATTCCAAATTGAGCGCGTTATAATCATAGCCGTAGCGTCGCTACTTATGAACCTTCCTTTTTTATCTCGGAATTGGATTCGTCTTTGCTTAACCCATTTTTTAATCCCTTGAGTTAAACCGCCTTTTTTTCCCGTTCCTGAACCAAACTTAAACCCGCTTAAACTTCTTCCGCTTCGTACACCGCGAACTCCTTGGTCTTGGTAAAATCCGTATTCTTCCATTTCAAAGAAAAAACGAATTGAATTCGGCATTACCTTAATTTCTGCGCCTAAAGATTGCTTAAGTTTACCCGAAGCATTTTTACTTCGTAGGTTACTTTTCGCCTTAGCTATTACATAGTCGCGAAATTCCTCGAGTGCTTTAAGTTGTAGTTCCTTATCCATTAACAAATAGTCATATCGTTAGGGAAATCAACATCGAAAGTCATCGCCCAACCTGCTAAGTAGTTTTCAAAGCGTTCTACAAAAGGTTCGCAAGTAGGCGCACCGTTTAACTGATAAAGGTTGTCCCAAATGTTTCCGTGTTTTAACATTTCAAACGCTCGGTTCAAAATTGCTAACTGAGTGTTTAGAACATCTATTTCGTTGTCCGAAGTTTCGAATTTTGTTGTCGGTTCCTCTTTGCGTTGGCTTACGTTATCCATAGCCATTAACGTTACATTCGCAGTCATTACGTTGTCGTTAAACGTAACTTGGTTTACCATAATGTGAACCAACGGGAATAAGTTTTGTTTGCCTAAGTCCACGTTAAAAATTGAACCTTGCGTAATGGTGTTCACTAACGGGTCGGCCGTAAAGTGGGTGTTAAGTTCGTTTAATAAGGAGTAGTATCCATTCATTTGTTATTCAATTTATAATTAGCCAAATGTGTTATTTTAATTTAGTTTTGGCTTCATTTGTTATTCTTTTTAATTTCCATTAATTCGATTTCGTTTTTTTCTGCTTCGAATGTGAGATAGGTAAGACATTTATAAAGTCCGTATTTAGTAACTTCGTCGTATCTTGTAACATCGCCTTTAGCGAGTCCATAGATGCTTGAATACCAACCCCACTTTTTACCGAATTGAGTTCTTGCGCTAAAGTCGCTTGTTCGGTCTCGTTCATCTTCATCAACTCCGTCTCTAAATAATTTAGGGTAGCGCTTAATAACTCGCTTCCTAAAGTCCAAAAAAAAACCGAAGCCGAAATCGCTACGTCCATTGGCGCGAACTTCATTAACTCGCCGTATTCCCCTGCGCCCGTGTATTCAATTATTTCGTACTTTTCCCCGTCTTTGATTTTAATTGGTCGATACATTACCGCCATTGCTTTGTGGAAATCGTCCCACTTCGACAAATAGTTATCTAAGTCGACGTACTCCCCGAAACTTATATTCTCAAGGTCGGTAATAAACCCAAACTCAAGGTCTTTAATTTTGAACGTAGGCTTAAATTTTGGTTTTTCAGCGAATATATTTTTGAAGTGAACTATTAAGTCGTTAACGCTTGTTAGTTTCATTTTAACAACGTCCTTTAGTTCTATTCCGCAAAAGATTTCTATCATTTTCTGCGCGATAAATTCTTCGTCGTTTGACGATTGCTGCAACTTCAGGAACTTTTGATAGTTCACTAAAGGGATTTCGCTAATTGAACTTGGTACGGTTATTTCTAACTTCATATTTATTAAACTATTTATTCGTGTTTTTGTAATTCACTACGTGTTCGTGCGCCTTAATAAGCATATCAAAGTGCGCTGTAAATCGTGCCATATTATTAAACACTATTCGAACGCGTTTGCCAGTTCGTTCGTATATGTATTCCTCTACTCGAGAAATCATTACTTGTAAATCGTTCGTTTTATCGTATTGCATAGCTTCCGTATGTTGCGCCTATTCCCAAAGTTTCCATTTCGTGGTATCTTAAAGCGTCTATTGCGTGGTTATTAAAGTCGATAGGTTTCCTTAATCGTCTTCCCGTTTTATCCGTGTCCCAAATATACGAACGAAGTTCTTTAATTAAATCCACGCTTTGGCTTGTTACTAAATAATCTTGTCGCTGCATTACGTCTATTCCGTAGTTAATTGAATCCTTACCCTTGGTTACTCCTTTAATCGTTATCCCTAAGCGTCTTATTTCTTCGATACTTTTAGGCTCGGAAGAATCCGCATATACTATTACGTTTTTTGGTAGGCGCTTCGCTATTTCACTATTTACTAACCCGTTTTGGTAAACAATTTGGTTTACTATTCTTTGTCCGTTATATGCGTAAATTTCAATTATCGCGGTCGGGTCGTTCGTATATCCAAAATCTAATCCTATACCTAACAACCTTGCTTCCTTTGGTATGGTGTCTATTGTTTTCCAATTACTGAAAACAACCCCCTCGAGCATTCCGAGTTGTCCTTCGCCGTAAACCTTCCACCAGTTCGCCCAATAAGAACTAGTCTTTGCTTTGTCTCGGTTCTTTTCGATTTGTTCTACTATTGATTGGTCTAACGCTTCGTTATCTTTATAGGTAAGAATCAGGAAGTCCGAATCGGGTTCGTCTTTTAGTTCCGTGTGAACCCAAAATTCGTTAGCAGGGTTAAAATCCAAGTAAACTTCCTTTCGTGTTCGTATAGCCAACTCGTTGTAAGCGTCAAAGGTTACATTATTACATTCGTTTATGTAAAGAATATCGCGCCTTGCACCACGGAGTTTGCTCGAATCGTCTGCGGAAAAGAATTCAATTACCGAACCATTTGCGAACTCATAACGAAGTAACGACTTGTTAAACCTATCCTCGAAGAATCTGCCCGTCCATTTCATTATCTTTAAGAAGTCCTTTAACGCGCCCCGTCTTAAATGTGGGATTGTTTCCGCAACTACGCTTATTTCTATTCCTTCCGTTCGTGCGGCTCTATCAATTAACACTGGGAGAATTCCAAACGTCTTACCCGCCGAAGTTCCACCCTGAATAATCTTAATTCGTTTCTTAAGATTCAGTATCTTCTTGATTGCCGTCGTTTTCCGAAACATCGGGGAAAAGTGGTTGTTCTACGTTTGTAATTTCTTTTTTCTCTACCAAGTTGTTTAGACGCGCCGTTATGCTTGGGTTGTATATCCCTGCCATACCCCCGCCGATTTGGTCGCTTCGAACTTCCTTGCGTATGCGTGTAGCGATAGTTAAAAATCTCTTGTACCTTCCGTTCGTGTTTGCGAAATAGTGGCTTAAATCGCCTATAACGCCCAAGTCTGCGCAATAACATTCAAAGCCTTCTATGGTTAACGGACGTTCCAGTTCGCTATATTCACTTCTTCCTTCCTTACCTACAAAAGTGTGTTTAAGAATTGGGTTTTGCTTTACTTGTCTTTTGTACTCTTGGAATAAATCCCAAAGGTGTTCGGGACTTTGTATCTTAGTGCTTCCTAACGGTCTTCCCATTGTTTTCGTGTTTTAATAGGTTTTCTTCATAAGTAGATGAACAAACCGCCAAACGTTGGTCGGTGTTATCGTATTCTTTTATCATTACGTCGTCTACCATACAACGTAGCACGAATTCTTTTTTAGATTCGTCTTTATTCGGCTTCGGTATCGGCATTTTGTTCGGCTTTATAAACTGCGTAAAGTTGGTTTAGTTTGTTTACGATTTCACGTAAGCAAGAACCGCACGAAGTTGGTTGTACTCGTTCGTGTAAAACTCGGTTGTAAATCTTTAGTAACTCCCGTTGTTCGCTTGGACTTACGCTACTTCTTCCCCTATTATAAAACGTATCTAAATATGCGTATTCGTCTTCCGTTAGGCATTCAGGTTTCTTATATCTCCAAAGTTCGTTTAGTTTTGCTTTGCGTTCATCGCACCCGCAGTCTTCGCCCATTACCCATTTAGCAACTTTTGCGATTCCTGTAACTTCTAAAATGTTTTCGACGGTGTCTCCTAAACCTTCCGCTTGTTTTTTTCTTGGTCTTCCCATAACTTATTTATTTAATTAATTCGTAATCTTCATTTTTGTAGTCCGTGTAATCTTCTCCAACGGCTAATCTTATTTTTTGTTTGCAGTTCTTTAGCGTGTTGAAAATGCTACTTGAACTTATTTTTGTTTCGGCTGCTATGTCCCTTATGCTTAAATCCGTGTCTCGATATAGTTCGAATAACTTTTGGTCGTACCAGTGCCACGAATCTACTTCGTTTTCTATTTTACCCAAAATCTTTAAGTAGGCTTCGTGTTTATCTAATTGGCTCGGTTCGTCTTTTATTTGTATTGCCTCAATATCAAACCCCTCAAACTTTCCTTTATTACGTACCCCATAAAGATACATATTACGTAAAGTGAAATACATAAATCCTTTATTGATTTGACCATTTGTTATTACGTTTTCAGGTTTACAATACTTATACAATCGAAGGTAACATTCTTGTACAAGGTCTTCAGCGTATAAATCTTCGCCAAAACTTTTAACTAATTTTACCCATTCTTTATGGTCTTTTGCCACGTCTTTAAGCCATTCCATACGCTTAGTTTGTTGTCAAATATAATGATTAATTTCTAATCACAACAAAACATAAAAAAAAGCCACCTTATTCGGGTGGCAATCCATTGTAAAAACGATAAACGAACGCGTCTAACTTCTTTGCAGTTTCTAAACTCACTGGTTTACCGAGTAGGAACCTATCTAAGTTATACTGGTGCATTTTGTGTCCTCGTTCTTTTATTTCGGTTACTATTTGGTTTCGTGTTTTTGTTTCTAGAATCTTACGCAAGTAACCTCGTAAGGAGTAGTCGTCTATAAACATATTAAAAAGGTAAATCGTCTTTCTCAATTATTTGCGTGTGGACTTGTTTCGGGGTTTCGTTCACGTAAGGCTCGCTAAATGAACACGAAAAGTATTTTAATCCTTTCGAAGATTCTTTAAGCCAAAGTGCTATTTCCATTTCTTTTCCGTTTACGTTTACTTTTCCTCGGTAGTCGGGTTGCTTTTCATTCGTCTTTTTGTCGTTCTTAAAAATTGCACCGCTGTTTACTTTTGTTTCCATATTACTTAATTAAATTTATTACAATTATTACTCCCGTTACATATCCAAAGGCTAACGAGCAAGCCATTTTAATTCGTTCGTTCCAGTTTTCCGATTCAACCATATACCCCGCAAAAGGTAAACCTAGAAACGGACTTATAAAAGCGAAGAATAACATTCCTAACGTTTTTGCTTCCGAAACGTATCTAATGTAAAACGTTGAACATATTTCGATAATTAACGCGCTTAAAAAGATTATTCCGTACTTCATTTGTCTAGGTTTATTTCGTGTTCGTTTAGGCTATTAAAAAACGTTTCCCGTATGCGTTCAACCATTTGGTATTCATCTGCGTTTAATTCTTCGTATTTCCATAGCTTACGGAGTTCCTGTTCCATTTCCCAAAGAACGTTTAACATTGCTTGTCCTTTAGTTGCGCAATAAAATTCAGCGTCTTCGTCGGGTAAGTTAAATTCAAGTGTTGCTTTCATATTTCTTTTTTAAGTTTCTCAATATAAAGTGTAGCGTCCATAAGTTCTTCCTGAAGGTGGTTAAGCCATTCTATTAAATCCACGTCTTTACGGTCTAAATTAGTTCCGTATTTCTTTTTCCCTCGTTTACTGCGTTCGTGGTATTTAGTCATTACGGAAATTAAAATAGTGTCTTCGTGTTTAATTGGGTCTTGGTCGTGTGTTATGTTCATAAGGTTTGCATTAATAAGTTATAGTATTCTCTACATAGTTCGACACGTTCTTTAATTTGCTCAATTACGGATTCGTCTTTTTGCACGAACCAATACTTTACACGTCGATTTTTCGGAATGTGGCTAAACTTATGCTTTGCTTCGATTTCTTCGCGTAGTTCCTGCGATTCGTCTATAAGGTGGAATTTCCAGTGAGCGCGTCTTATTTCGTCTTCTACCATTTCGCTTGGAGTATCTATAAGGCAATAAGCTAAAATGGATTCTTGTTTACCCGTTAACCACATATACCCCTGCAACTGATAATAATAATCTTTGTTAGGCAACTCCGTTTCGAACCACGGAAACGTTGAAGCGTCCCAAGAACTTTTAACATCTATTAATACTTCGTCCGTGTTTACGTCGGGAGTTCCAGTTATCCAATCGTTTGTAAAGTTTTCGTCGTTCTTGTAAATAAACTTAAAATTCAAAACATCGTTAACAAGCGCTATCGATTCTTCTTCGACTTCGTTTCCTTTGTCGGTGTAACGTGAACTAAACTCCTTTCGGATTCCGTATTTTTCTTTCAATACGACTTCTTCTACGTAGGACTTAGCCGTTTGCGATAGGACTTCCCCCGACTTACGGGGGTTAGTCATTATCTTACCAATTTGAGAACATCGGACTTTCATACGTTTTGTAATAATTTGGTTTGACCTTCCGTTAATTCAAACTTTTCGATTAGTTCTTCTTTAGTATATTTCCCTTCGGCAATCATTTCTAAAGCCTTACCAAGTCGTTTGTTATCGATAGTTGGTTTTTTCTTTATTTGTTCGCCAGAAGCGTCCGTGTCTTTGTCCGTAACTAATCCGAGTGCCGAACTCAAAGCGTATCGACGAAAGTAAGTAACACCACTTCCGAAACTTTGGTAATCGTTCATTCCCTTTAATTCAACTTGCGGAATAGCTACCTTTGATTCTAACGTTTCGCCACTTTCAACGTGGAAAATAACCGTAGCAATGTAATCGATTCCTTCTTTAGTGTCGAGCAACTGCGTAAAGCCTAATCCGTGTTTTTTTAGAAGTGGGTTAACTACTTCAAAAATCTTCGGTAAATCTGCGTAAGAATACCCGTAGCCTTGCGTCCCTTTGTGAATTACTGGTACTTCTTGTTGGAAGGCTGCCAACGACTTAAATAAATGTTTCATAGCGTATTATTTTTTAATTGAACTTGATGAAATTTAACTCCCTAGATTTTTAATGTTATCCAAACTGTATTTAGCAGTTAATAAACATTGTAACTGCATATGCAATTTTTCTTTTTCTTCGTTCCAATCTTGTTGTAAATCAAAATTGGTCTCAATAATCCAATTTTCTAAAGTTTCTTGGATTTCCGTAAATGTTAAATCTTTTTTCATAGCGTATAAATTAAAACGTGCGTTAACCAAGTCGCACCCCTTGTTTTGTTAAAATAATTCTAATTCACTTTCTTTAACAGTACTTTTGCATAAACTACCCGTCCAAGTCTTAAATTCTAATTTTACTTTTCCGTTTTTTAATACTTTGGTAATTGTTGCTTTTTGAAATAAAAAACTTTCAAACATTTGTACTTTGTGAATTACTACATCTCCGATTTTTAATTTTGTTTCTTGTGTTTTCATAGCGTTTTCGTTTTTAATTATACACAAATATAAATATTATTTTTTAATCTGCAAACTTTTTTCAATTTTTTTTTATATTTTTTTTCCTTCTTCGATATTTAGCAGGGTGTACGTCTTTTCGATAGGTGTAATTCTTTCGAAATGCGTTTCGTGTGGAAGTCGTTTATCGGTTATCCAATTAGGTTTAATGTTGCGTAAATCAAAAGCAAAGATTCCGTTAGGAGTTGAATTTATGTAAACTGGCTTTTCGTCTTCTTCTACGTAGCGTTTAACCATATCCACGTACTTTATTTTTTCGAGAATTAAATTCGGGTAATGTCTTCTTCTACATTTAAGTTCGATTCGTGTTTTCGTACTTGGGGAGAAACAATCCCATTTATCGTAACGTCCCGTGCTTCGTTCTAAGTCGGGAAAATAGTTTTCCTTTAGGTAATTAAATAAAATAGATTCGTTCATAGCGTTTTTATTTTTTGTTTGTAGGTTTCTATTATTTCTTTAAGTTCTTCGCGTGTGTATTTTCGTGTTTCGTGTGCTTTTTCGTGGAGTTCTATTAATTTATCCGCGCCTATTCTTTGTTGGATTCCTATTTGGTAGTTTAATAAGTTTCCGTGTTTGTGTTGATTGCACGTTACGCATTGCCCGTGGACGTTGTTTTCATCGAATGTAACGGCTTTGTGCCCGCCACTACTAAAGTAATGCCCTGCGTCGTATTTACTCCCTAATGGTTTATCGCAACTTACGCAAGGTTTATCCTTGTCTCGAAGCCTTATGTACTTGTTAAAAACTACTTGAGCCAGTTTAGTTAGTTCCTGAACGGTTTGGAGTTCGTCTTTTAATACCTTTTTCTTCTTCTTCCATTGTTTTTCCTTTTCAAGTTCTACCCAAACACGGACGCAAAAAGAATCAAAGCAATACTTTTGGTTAAATCGAACGGGAGTAAATTCGGCTTTGCAGTTCTTACACTTCATTACTCGTAATTTAATGCTTTATTTATGGCTTCTAAACGCTTGTTTTCCGTGTTTAAGTCCAAGTTAATTAATTCTAACCTATAAGCGTTTTGGCGTAGCGCTCGATATTCTTGTTCGAGTTGATTCCAATATATCTTACATTCTTGTAAATGTTCTAACGTTTCTTCCATACTATCTATTAAATCGGTTCGATTAGGGTTCTTCGCTTTTATTTCATTCAAACTTCCCTGAATCTTTAAGTAAGTGTGAGATAAAAGAACTTGCGCTCGTAGTGTTGTGAAATCGTCCATTATTTTGCTTTAGCGTATTTTTTAATTAATGTATTCCCGTGTTGTTCTTGCTCAAAGTAAACTAATTTTTCTTTATCGAAATAGATTTCGTGTTTACCTATTTTTCCGTTTGAACGTGGTTTAATCTTGTTAAAGTACAATTCCGCTTTATAATAAGTTGGGTCTTCGCGGTGAACTGTTACCATACATTTTCCCGAGTTAAACCATTCCGAACCACCTTTTAAGTCGTAAGGAACTGGCGCACTTCGTTTTCCGTTTTCCTTTTCCGTTAGCTTTGGGTGGATAATAGTATGTAAATGTAAGTCGTTGTCTTCGGCTATTTGGTTACGATACGGAAGAACGAACTCCAAGTATTGAGCATAACCACCGTAATCGTTGTAAGGGTGGTTTAAGTCCTTCCAAGAATCTATCGAAGCCGTTTCAAGTCCTTCGTCTTTTTTTAGCTGCACCGCGTAATCCCAAAATTCTATCGGTGTCATTTTCGCTTTAATATCGTCTCGCGTTAGTACCTTAAAATGGTGCGTTATCCATTCAATAGCTTGTAAAATTTCATCGTCCGTAATTACATTGTAATTACTTGGGTTGAAACTTTTACCCGTTTTCTTATTAATTAAGTCCGCGATAATTTCCACGTTCGAACCAACGTCGGGAAAATAAACCAAATGTTTCCACCCGTAAAAACGGCTCGTATTCATTAAACACTCCATAAGAACTTGAGTTTTACCGCTCATCGGAAACCCCGTCCAATCGGTGCAATTACCTAAACTCATTGAATAGTATTCGTCCATTCCTTCGAAGCCTAAGTATTTACCTTTTTCGTGGTAATTGTTTCTATACCTAAATAGGTCATCTATTACTTCGTGTGCTTTTGTTATCTTAAATCCTTTCATATTTCGTTTTTAATTAGCGCCAACAAAATGTATTCTCGGCAGTTTGTTCTTTAGGTAGCCATTCGGATTTGAAACCACTCCAATTTCGCTCAACGCAATTCTTGAGTATAAAATTAGGACTATTTTCGTTTTTATTTACTTCGCGTATAAATCCGTTAAACGCTGTTTCGGTGTTTGTAGCCTTTTTAACCTTGCGAACCTGAATCCAATCTTTTACAAGTTGTTCCTCGAATCCAAAAGAAACCATAGAATCATAAAAACTAAATGTATTATTCTTTTCTTCTTTATTCTTTACATTCTTGTTAGTGGTCGTTTGTTGGTCATTCGTTGGTCGCTCGTTGGTCGATTCGTTGGTCTCTACTTGGTATTTATCGTAGTTAACTA